CTCCAATATTATATTTACCTATTGGTTGAAATTCATTTGGAATAGTTATCTGAATCCAAACCTCAGGTTGTCTAACAAGTTGACCTGTAGGATTTATCATAGGTAGAACCCAACCCCATTCTTCTTTATTATTTTTTAGATATCCCCAAGGTGTAACTCCCCAACGTTGACTGAGTATTTGAAATTCCCATTCTTCTTTTTTAAGCTCGTAAAGAGCTTTGAAGAAGTCTCTGGCTCTAGCACCATAACCTGAATAGGTATCAATAGGACAAGATATAACACACAACTGTTTCATATTAATAAACTAATGGGTGGACAATTTTCTTTTTCTGTATTTTTTTTACTTTAATCAATTCAAAATCTTTTCTTGATTTAAAAGATTTAAATGTGTCCTCAAATGCAGAGATCACATTATCGCACATGTGTTTTGCTGACATCATAGATTCCTCTGAAGTTACCCACTCTCTACCGGCTAATCCTCTGCGCTGACGTTCTTCTACAGGCAAGTCATATACCTGCTTTATTGCTTTGGCTACATCTCTGAAGTCACATCGATCATCAAAGATATAAGGAGTAGGAATAGATCCCACTATACTCATATTGGTAGGGAATACTCCAACACCCCACTCTCCATGTTTTTTGTAGGTACCAAAGTGATTAGAGCAGAACTTATCGTTGAAGTTTATCCATTTACCTGTCTCATCTTCAAAACGAAGCTGATCTTGCATACCACCTGTTACATTGGCAATGATCATACGACCTGCCATCATAGACTCTGTTAGAGATAATCCCCAACCTTCATTAGAAGATATCAGAGCAGTCACATCAGCAATATTGTACAGAATATTCATATCTTCAGGTGAGACTCTATTAGGATAGAAGAATACCTTTTGATATTCTGGATCACAAAGTAGATCTGTTACCACAGGTAAATCAGTGCCGTTCTCGTCTGCTAGATCTGTGTGTAATAGAAATGCACACTTCTTTGCGGCTTCCTTTCCTATGCTATCACAAAATAACGCATAAGCTGCGATTAAATCAGACACACATTTACGACGAATATTTCTTGCGTTATAGAATAGAACAAACTCTGGATTAAAGGTACCGAAGATCTCTCTTCTCTTTGCCTCAAGTTTGTCAGATTGTTCTTTCATGAACTCTGTTATAGGAAAGAAAGTGTTTTCATTAATACCATGTGGTACATAACGAAGTATCTTATCCTTTGCAGTCTCTTGCAAAACAAGTCTATTGATATTAAGAGTCTGTTTTGAAATAGCCATGATCGTGTCGCAGGACTCATAGAAAGATCTATTGTAAAGAGGAGCTGGATAGTCATCCCATATATTCAAATAGACCATTGGCATCTTTTTTCTAATCTCGTTCTCCATTTGGAAAAGCCAAGTCCAATATCTAGGATCTGTAAAGAACATAATAGCATCTGGATTTTCTCTATCTATCATGCTACGTACTAGTTCTTGACTACCGTATCCATTTGTGGGGTAGATATAAACAGAGGCATCAGGAATACCTGCAACACGACTTGTATCTGCTGATATATCTAGGATTTTTCCCTGTTCTGGATGATTTATGGCAGCTCCCATATTAATCCAGTTGTATTTGTGGGATGTACCTAATACAATCTCTCTAGCCATTGTAGAGATACCTGATGTCATACGAATATCATCACAGAGAAAAAGAATTTTCTTTCTCTGTTCCTTTGGAATGTAACCTTCTTTCATAGACTTATTTTATTGCTTCAATGATTGCTGATCCTGTGTAATGCGTATTATATTGTTCGTGAATAGACTGTCTAAACCCAGAATCAGTAAGGTACATATACATTGCCCTTTCCACTATATCTTGAAGTCCTAATTTTGTTTTGAATGCTGTTACTTTAAAATCTTCATAAAGTACCTGGGGAATTTTAACCGATGTTATGACCCTTTTTGTTTTAGTAACCATATCTTTTTTTATAATAAATATGGCTAATCTAGTAAATATATCTATAAATAAGAAAATATTTTTTATGTCCTATGGCACAGATCGAGCCTTTCTTTGAATGGACACCACCTACAAGCATCTAAATTTTTAGGGTATTCTCGCTCTGTATTGTATTTAGCATCTGGGGTAAAACACTCTCTAATAAACTTAGACAGGTCATCATAGGCGGCTTGCACTTTCTTCTTACCGTTAGCAGGCACAAACTCTTGTATTCTGTGAATAGGGAAGTCTGGGTTGCTGAACACCTTACGCTTAACGATAAAGAATTTCACTTCTATATTCTCCTCTGGCACGTTCATTGCTTTTGAGTAGAACTTCTTATAGAGCAGAATCTGATTGATCTTCGTTTGATCCTTCTTCTCCTTATCACTCCATCCCTTTGTAGAAGTCTTGATATCGTAGATAGTGTACTTATTCAGATCCTTATCATATAGAATAAAATCTACATAGCCTTGTAGGATAACATTAGGAATGTCTTCTATCACAGGTAGTAGAATGGGTACCTCAATACCCACTAGCTCTGTGCCCTTCTTAGAGAAGTATCTAGCTCTGTTCTTTTTAAACCAATCTAGAGTAGTTTGCCCATCAGAAAGAAACTCTTTAAGCTCATTAGGATTGCTGAAGTGCTGCTTACCACTTTCCTCATAAGCAGTTTTGTAAGTCTCTACAAGTCGCTCTTCAAGTAGCTTATTTAGATCTAAATCCTCTGCGGCTTTAATAGAGTCTTCATACATCACCTTGAGAAACTCTTGAAGCGTTTCATGCATTGCTGTGCCATATACTGTGTATATACTATTTGTAAATGCTTGATGCTTCTTAATGTAGGTGAGATACCACTGATACTGACAGTTATTATATATAGAATACTGCGAGTAGCTTACAGCTTTCTGATAAGCGTGGATAATATTTGCAACCCTTTTAGGCAATTTATTCTTTTGATTTTGTCAATTCTTTAGGCATGAACTCCTCATTAACATGGCCGCATTTAGCACATACGAATGTTTGGATTGGAAGCACACCGTCTTGAGCGTCTCCTGTTAGGAACTTACTTACTTTACGAAGCATTAGAGCTTCTTGAAAGGCTTGTGATGCGCACTTCTCACATATAATTGGAAAAGTTTTGTCTAGGGATACTTTTAACTGTACCGGTTTTTGCTGTTGCATACTCTATTTTTGATTATTAAATTTTTCTTTATTTTCCCATTCATCTAGAATCCATTGTTTCCAAATAGTTTCTACTGATACTGGGCCACGTTTATTACGACTTATATCCCACTTCCAGATTTGAGTACATGCGTTGTCTTCTCTACGCAACTCAAACTTATCGCTTTTTACTTCTTTTGTTATTGCCATATAATACAAAAGTAAACAAAACCGGTCAAAATAAAAATTTTATTTTTATAGTATTATTTAGTTATGTAACTGTTTAGCGCTGCAGAGTATTCCTCTACAGGCGCTTCGTAATAACCTCTGCTTTTAAGTTCTATTGCATATTGATTAGGATTTTTCCAACTAAAGGAATACCCCTTTCTCTTTAAGTAGTTGATCTGCGATATAGTAGCATTCTTTATAGAAGGGTATATCGCAAAATTGCTATGACCTTCAGCTCTAGCCCCTGCCGATACGGCCATGGTGTCTGATTTGTGGTAGTGTCTTGCAAAAACGTTGTGATACTTCGTTAGGTTGTTTTTGTAGTTGCCGCTTTCGTGTTTGGATTGAGCTATTAGCAACTCTATCACATACTGATCAACGTGATTCATTTCAAGGGTCTCCCTTATTTCACGTTCATAATCAATTTCTAGCGGAACTACTTCGTCTTTCATATTGCTAGTGCTTCCAAGGTCTGAGTATAGGAAACAAAGAACAAGCGATACGAAAGTTAAAATAGTCATTTTCATCTCTTTTTTGTTAAGTTAAACATACGTAACCTGTAAAACTACTATTTTGACTTTGTTTAAATAAATATGGGATTATTTGTGATAATAGCATTGGATGTATATATGTAAATAAGTTAGTTGATCAGCTCATCCATATTGATACCATGTTCTTTTACGTCATCCCAAATTTTATCCATTACCATTTCAACGGCTTCGTAAGGATCAGTTATATTCTTTCCTTCTATGGTATTACACATTCCTTTCTTGGTATTGTGTAGTATCTCGAACAATACAATCGCCATGTCTAGAGATTTGACACACCTGAAGTGAGCCATACGATCGTCTGAATCGTTTAAATCGAATTCTAGTGTTGCTTTCATACTACTGTCTTTCTAATTTTTCTATCCAAATTACTTTAGTGTACTTAAACATGTGAGTTCTTACCAAGTGAGGTCCGCCTGCACTGTCCATCATAAAGTAATAGTACGGGTTGTTTTGCACACCGTACATGCGATACTTCGAAGTCAGTTCGTTTAAATACGTTTTCTTCTTGGGCTTGTGAGAAACGCAAGCTGACAAGAGAATTGCTACCGCTATTAATAACTTTTTCATAGTTTTTGGTTTTTGCTCCTTCTCTTGGACTTGAACCAAGGACCCTCTGATTAACAGTCAGATGCTCTAACCAGCTGAGCTAAGAAGGATTTTTTGTTATCTAAGAACTGAATTTATCTTTCTTTCCAGCAGTACCTCTTGTTCGAACGCATCGGCTTCCCAAGGTCTTGATCCGTACTCAATTTCTTTAAGGTCGTACTTTGCTCTGTTCCAATACACGAAGAATCCGTCGTAGATCAGTTGCTTAGACCTATATTGTCGCAAGTGTATCAATTCGTGAGCCACTATGGTAACGTGTTCGCTTCTGTCTGCTTCGTCAACCCACATTGTGTATTGGTCTCCGCTGCCGTATATCAGACCCCTGAGATCGTAGCCTTCCGGCATGTTTCGCTTTGCGTCTTCTGACAGTTTCTTGATTTCTAGGGTAACTTTGCACATGCCCAAACTGTCTAGACCTACGTAAGCTATGGTATCCAAGTAGGGATAGCGAGTGTAGTTTGTAACTGTGTTGTTTTCGCTGAGGGTGACTTTATTGAACTGTCTGTCCTCTGCGCTTTGTAGGATTGCTAGTACTACTAATATAAGTAGCACAATCATCCAGATCCAAAAACTTTTATTTCTTATCATTTTTTAATATGGTTTAAAATTATATTAAGCAATATAGGAACTATTACACACAAAACCGCTATCCAAGTTCTTAGTCTGCCAGAAATCTCCTCATCATTCTTTTCCGTATTCATACTCAATGAGAAGGTCTATATAATGTTTTGCTTTTTTAAGATCCTGTAGACCGTTCTTATCCTTGTATCTTATAAGATATTTTATGATATTACCCTGGATAAAGTTCAAACTATTTTTGTGTATGAACTCTGTCGGTTGTATTTCGTATTTTTTGTAGTGATCGCCTCCTTCTTGGGTTTCGCTAGCCTTCATACTATTCTGAAACGTACTTGTAAGTGTTTTCGTCAGCAATATTATAAGCCACTTCTATAATCTTGTCTGTCTTACGGTCTCGATATAGAAAGTACTTTGAGCCGTCGAGCTGCTTCTGTATTCCTACGAAACCGAAGCCCTCGCATATCAGAGAGACGAACTCTCCTTTTTGTAACTTATCAAACTCTTCTTCAATATCGAAGTCCCATTCTTCAAATTCCGGCATGTAATTTTGTACGTACTGTTTGCTGAACTCTGCCATAGTTTATTTGGTTTCTTTTTCTGAGTCTACTTTTATAGTTACTTTGATCCAACCGAAAAGCCAAAATAATAAGAAAAAAAATCCTCCAAGAGATATGGCTTTAGTCACAGTATTTGGATATTCTAATCCAGGAAAGATGACAAAGTGAAGCATTACAAAAATTGAAAATGTTGATGCTGCGTACCTAATAATTTTTTCTGTTTTCATTTTTTTAATCCGTAAGTTATCCATTTATACCAAATTCTTTCGTGTATGTAATATTGCAAGGGTTTCCAAAGTAATTCAACTGCGCTAAAAGTAGCTCCTAGTTTTATTGATCCTGTAGCTATCCAAACAGCTATAAAACCTATACTAGTGGAAATAATCCTGTAACTAATACTTTTAGCTATGTGACGCTTTCTCTCTACCTTCATTGTCTATTTCTCCTTTTCTGATTCTGGTTCCACTAATTTGACCTATTTCATTTGGTGGTTCGTGGTAAACAACATCGTAACCAACTCCTCTGCCATAGTTGACAGACTCTATATCCGGTATGATAGATAAAAGAATCTTGTCAGTATTTTCTGAGAAGAAAGGTTCTTTACTGAGTTCTTGGAATATTTCGCTTGCGGTTTTTGGGTTGCTCTCGTCCTGTTGAACATCTCTTATTGCAACCCAAACGTTTTTGCCTCTGTCTAATTGCTGTCTAATCAACCATTCGTGACCTTTGTGCCAATTTTGCCAGCGGCCAATAAATAATGCGTACTTTTTCATTTATTTAATCCAAGTTGTTGTATAACTTCCCAAGTAGAGTGTAAATCTGATTTACTAGATGTGTCTATATCTATGAAATCTTCTGTAGGTGGTTCGTACTCTTTAACGTGATAGTCATTTCTACCTCTATCATGATATGTGTGGACATATATTTCTTTTATGCTGTCTTTACCTATCAATTTCTTAAACTCTTCTCTCTGATCTTTAAATGGAGAAACCAAACACACTATAGCTATACCTCCCTTTTTGTGAATGAAGTGCGCTATGTTTTGTGCAATCTCTATATTCTTCCTACGTCCCTGTTCTGAATAATCTTTATTTTTGAATATGTCTCTAAGGTCGTCTCCGTCTATTATAGTAGGATTGAAGTCTTGTAACTTCTTTGCCAAGAGTTTTGCGATAGTTGTTTTGCCCGCTCCGGGTTGTCCTGTAAACCAGTATATCATAGTTTAAATATAGATATTAAATCCACCAACGTTCTATTTTATTGTTAATTATATTAAATAGTAGTTTTCTTGCTTTGTTATGCTTGGCTCTCCAGAAGTTGCAGGTTTTCACAAAGTCGACGCTGTATCTGGCAGCATCCTCTTCTGTCTTTTCCAATTCTCTCCTTATTTTCCATTCGAACAATCCGTCAAGCTCAGGAATCGGCCACGCATTTCCTTCCACATACTTTCCCCACCTCTTTTCTAACTCTTCCATCGCACGGTCTTCGTAGTACTCGAATTCAAGCCTGTCTATCAGCTTTATACAGAGTCTCATGTAGTCGATGTCCCTCTCCATACCCACGTGTTGTACTCTTGAGCTTTCGAAATACCTGATCATGTTTTGTAGTAAAAACCTGAGGGTTTGATATAGCTGTGAATACTCGTACCAACGGATGGACCATGCAAATCTCATCCAGAGCCAGGTGTTCTTGATTCTCCAAAAAAATTTTTTAATTCTGTATATCATAACTGAATTTATAAAAGCTACCGTTCTCCTGACTTATTTTACTTTTTAGTTGTTAATTTATTTTCTAATTTATCGAACCTGGAATCCATAGTTCTATAGAGCTCTCTGGTTTCCGTGTCTATTCTCACATCGACAGTATTGAATAGGTTTTCTGTTATTCTAAACTTGTCGTCGACGTATCGCTCATAGTTTTCCATTGATTTGTTCAAATTTTTTATTTGATTTTGCAAATCCTTGACCTGCTTTTTAGCTTGAATATGCCCCCCAATCAGCAACACTGCTATGACCGTGACCATACCCAAACTAAAGAAATATAGTTCTTCCATAATTTGTTTCTCCTATATGTCAAAGAACGGTAGCGAGCCTCGTGACGGGATCAAACCGCCGACCTACGCATTACAAGTGCGCCGCTCTATCAGCTGAGCTAACGAGGCATAAATGGGAGGGAACCGACCGTCGCC